GTAAGTATTCAGACGGTGACGCGAATACGCAAAAAGTTAGATTTGATTGCTTGCCTGCGTATGCCACGTTTAATCCTTTCATGGCCGGTCACGGTTTCGGAGTTTAGTTCATAGAGGTGTTTTGGGGGCTTCGGCTCCCAGTTTTTTATGGCTACTCCAACGAAAGGAAAAGCACGAGCGAAAGTTACCAGCACTGGCAAGAAAGTCTCCTACGGGCAGGCTGGAAAGGCTAGTGATGGTGGCCCTCGCGTTCGGGCAGGAACAAAGAAAGGTGATGCTTATTGTGCTAGGTCTTTGGGAATCAAGAAGCGATTATCCAAAAGACAGCAGAATGATCCAAATACTCCGAACAATTTAAGTCGTAAACGCTGGAAGTGCAAAGGCGCTAAGAGTGCTACTTATGAATGAAGGTCTATACGCTAACATCCACAAGAAAAGAAAAAGAATTAAGTCCCAGAAAGCTGCTGGAAAAACTCCAGATCGGATGCGGAAGGTAGGCTCAAAAGGCGCTCCATCTGCCAAGGCTTTTAAGAATTCAGCTAAAACTGCTAAAGGAGCTACATACGAATAATGGCTACTGTCGCTCAGGTCGCAACGTCCTCACTTCAACGGATATTGGTACAGGCTAGTGAAGCTCCACTACAGCCTGACGAGTACCAAGATTTTATCTTTTCAATGAATAATTACATGGCAGAGCTAGATGCTTCAGGCATTCAGCTAGGCTATACAGTTGTGTCTGATTTAGGTGATGACGTAACAATACCGACAGGCGCACTGAGAGGCTTGATAGCTAACATGGCTGTTGAGGTCGCTCCAGATTACAACGGAATCATTTCAGCAGGCTTAGCAAAAGCGGCTCGTGATGGTTACAACACGATGCAGTTAATAGGTCAAAGCATGGGTACGAGTAGATATCCTAGCACCTTGCCTATTGGCTCCGGTAATGAAGACAATAACTTCGGGATTAGCACTAACTTTTTCCCAGATCAAGAAGCATCGATACTTGCAGAGACTACTGGCTCCATCGGCCTTGAGGTGAACACTAATGGTTAGAAGAGCAACAGGTCGCAGGAAATCTGATTTTGTAGCGCAGGACACGGTTCCTGCTAATTCCTTTATGGACTACTTTGTTGACAATACCAACTATCGTATTTCGTACACTAATTTAGTATCTGGTCTTGGTGTCACCGGAACAATAGTTACCACTGGATCTGGGACGGCAGCTCCGGTTTTAGAGAAAGACGGAACTATTAACAAGATAAGAAACATAGAAAATGGCTCTGGAATAGCAGCCAGCATTTCTGCCACTGATGGCGTAGAGATCAAGCATAATTTTACAGTCGATGCGACCGGATCGCCTTTGATGCTGAACACGACAGCAGTAAGTCCTACGTTTGTAAGCCTATTTGCTGGCAGCGGTATTTCCTTGACAGCTACTGGGAACATCATAGCAATATCCTCAAATGACGCGCTCCATTATGTCGAGAGCTTCTTACAAACAAATACAACCGACACAGTAATAGCAGCGACCACTACGCCTGTTCTGATAGCAGGCACATGGGAGTTTGGTGCTAACACTGGATTTACACAGACCTCTGGAGGCAAGCTGACTTATAACGGATCAAGCACTGCTGTGCTGACAGTTCACGCCTCAATATCGATAGAGCCTGTATCGGGTAATAATAACCAAGACATCTCTGTTTATGTTGCAAAGAATGGTGCTGTAATAGCAGGCACAAGAATCAGCGCAGTAATCTCAAATGGCGCACCTCAGAACTTATCTTTATCAACTAATCAGTCTTTTGCGACAAACGATTACATTGAGCTGTTTGTGCAGAATTCTACTTCCACAGCCAATCTGACAGTTGTTAGAGGTCTTTTCGGAGTTGACTAGATGCCTAAAGTAGTCCTGCCCATAGCGAATGGATTCTATGAGAGTGACAGCTTGCCTATCTCTGCTCAGGAGTGTGTAAACTTCTATCCGAATATTGCTCAAGCTCCTGCGCTAAACCAAGAAACTCTATACGGCACGGCTGGACTAGAAGAAGTAGCAAACGCAAACAGCCTGACGGGTAATAGAGGCGCACACGAGATGAATGGTGTGCCTTACTTTGTCGTGAACACCAAGCTCTATAGCATGGCGGCTGACTACACTTTAACTCTTATTGGCACTGTTGAAGGCACTAGCAGAGTTTCAATGGCTGATAACGGCACTCAGCTTCTTGTGTTAGTTCCTAGTGGCAAAGGATACATCTACAACCATGTTACTGATGTCTTTGCAGAGATTACAGATGTTGACTTTACAGCCAATGGCGCACCTCAGTTGGTTGTGTATATTGATGGTTTCTTCTGCCTTACCACTGACTCTAAGAAGTTTATTGTAAGCGCATTGAATAATGGCCTTAGCTATAACGCTTTAGACTTTGGCACTGCTGAGTCAGATCCTGACGAGATTGTTGCTCCCATTGTTTTTAACAATCAATTATTTATCGGTGGTTCGCAGACGATAGAAGCATTTCAGAACATTGGTGGAGCTGACTTTCCTTTTCAACGAACTGGTTTATTCCTATCAAAAGGCATAGTAAGTCCGTTTAGCATTCAATCTTTGCAAGACACCTTTGTATTCATTGGAGCTGGTCAAAATGAATCGCCAGCCATTTGGACTTTGCAAGGTAATAACGTAGCGAAGATATCTACAACGGCGATAGATAAAGAGCTAAGCAATCTTACTCAAGCTCAAATCTCAAACATATTCTCGTGGGGATACGCAGAAAAAGGCGCGTATTTCGTAGGCTTTGCAATACCTAGTGGCGCTTTGGTCTACGACATCATCACCAAACGCTGGCATGAGAGAAAGTCTGTAATTGAAGGAGATCTTGGTGCTTACCGTGTAACCGCCTTGGTTAGAGCCTACAACAAGATTTGGGCAGGTGATTTGGTAGACGGCAGGATAGGAAATCTTGGAGCGGAATTCTATACAGAATACGGCACTGAAATAAGGCGCTCAGTAGTAACTCAGCCATTCCAGAACAACATGGAATCGTTTTTAGTTCCTGAGATAGAGCTAACTGTTGAAAGCGGTGTTGGTAATGCCGCAGCTCCTGATCCTCAAATCGGAATGGCTCGCAGCCGTAACGCTAAGACTTGGAGCGATACTCGCTTCCGAAGCATTGGTAAAATTGGTGAGTATAACCATAGAGCCATCTGGCGCAGAAACGGCAGATCAGCACGGTTTGAGTTATTTAGGTTTACGATGAGTGATCCTGTTAAGCCTGTTATTATACAGATGACCGCTGATATAGAAGGCATTCAATGAGTTATAAGTTAAATGTCGGACAGCCTATTATAGAAGATAATGGGACTATGAGTCAGGCGTTTAGGCAGTTCACGCAAGAGGCTTCCTTGAGCATTCCAATAGTTGGAACTGGAACTCCAGAAGGCGTGATAGAAGCTGTACAATATAGTCTTTATCTGGATGGCTCTGGTTCTGCTGGAGCGATACAATATAGAAAGATGCTTCCTAGTATTGGAGGTGATAGAACAAAAGGCTGGATTCTCGTGTGATTAACCGAATAGAAAATGCTGAATTTATAAAATCATTCGTCACTGAATCTGAGGTGTTTGATGAGATCAGCGAGGATAACTTCTCAAGAGAACAGTGGAATCCAGATATGAACTCTGGCTGGTTTGTCCATACTGAAGATGATGAGATATGCGGTCTTTGGATGGCCGAATTGCGTAACGGAATCACGATTGAAATACATCCAATGATTTTAAAGAAGTTCAGAGGAAAGAAGGCTTACAAAGGCGCTAAAGAATTTTTCACTTGGATAACCAAGAACACCAAGTACGAGAAGATAAACGCCGAGATAGCAACGTGCTTTCCCAACGCTAAAATGTTTGCTGTTCAATGCGGCATGAAGGCTGAAGGAACAATAAGGCAGTCTTTTAAGAAAAACGGCGAAATATACGATCAGTGGATTCTCGGAATAACCAGAAAAGAATTAGAGGCCAGATATGAGTAAATTAGTTACAGCGTTATTCGGCGGCGAATCAACAAAAGGCATTGAGGCTCAAGAAAAGTCAAATGCAGAATTATTGAGGTTCATGGAGCGCCAGCAAGCCACAGCTAGAACTGACATCAAAAACGCTATGCCAAGTCAGTTTGCCGCTTTAACAGCAGGCCAGCAGGCTGGATTAGATGTTTACGGGCAAACAATGCCTCAACAAGCTAATGCTTTTGTCGGTGGCAATGTAGCAGCTCAGAACTCTTTGCTCTCAGGTATGCCTATGTACGAGCAAGCGATAAGAGGCACTGGTGTTAATTATGGAGGCTTGCAGCCGTATGAAGGCAGCTACGATATGTCTTTTGCTCAGCAGCAGTTACCTGACGCGGTGGCTAATCCTGCATATCTAGGCCAAGTGTCTGCAAATAATCCGGCTAATGCCTTGGCTGGCATGGGCATAGATGAAGCTATTTTGGCAGAGATAATGGACGGGAGGAGACCGTAATGGAAGAAGATTATATGGAAGGTCTTGGCGGCATAAGCATAACGCCAGAGAGCATAGTAATTAACTATGTAAACAGCAATCCAAATGCGTCCTTGTCTGATATATCCAATTTAATACAACAGACCGGAGCAAATATTGATTCTCTGGCGGGAACATTTGGAGTTAGTCCGGCAGACGCTAGGGCGGCTTATAACCAAGCACTGAGTGGGCCTACTAGAGAAGAAGTAGCTCAAGCTCAAGCTGGCGGCAACAAGACCATTACAAACCCAGCTACTGGCGAAACTATTGAGGTGCTGGCTAACGATCCGCGATTAGCAGGATTGTCTGGTCAGGCTCTTATTGATACTGTATTTCAGACAAATATATCTCAAGATATTAGCAATCAACGTTTGTCTCAAGCACAAACGACTGAAACATCGTCTTCCGAAAAAACTGGTCTTCAGAATGTCCTTGATTATGTTAATTCAGGAAAGGCAACTAACGATCAAGATGTTTACAAAGAGATGGTTAAGCAGAATGTAAGCATTGAAGAAGCTGCTGCCGCTGTGAACTATCCATTAGACGAGGCTACTACTAGATACACTCGCGCCCAAGAGATGGTTCAAATTGAAGACATAGCGAAAGGCGGTGTCGAAAAAGCCTTAAAAGATTTCCCTAACGGTATCCCAGATAACCTATTAAAGCGTTATGCCGAGGAGACTACTGACTCTGCTGTACAGATAGCTGGTCACATGGACAATTTAGGTCTAACTGTTGACGATATGGCAAGAGCCACAGGCATTCCATTAGCTGACGTACAAGCAGCTTATAACGAAGCAAAAGGTGGCGGTGCAGCAGCAACAGGAACAGCTTTGGCAGGAACAACTGCGGCAGGAACAACTGCGGCAGGAACAACTGCGACAAGCACTGGCAGTACGGTAGCTGGAACGTCTGTAGCTGGAGGCACAGGCGCTGGAGTTGCTTCTGGAACAAATTCTGTGGCTTCTTCAACAGCGGTAGGAGGACGGGCAGGAGGAGCTGGTCAAACTGGATTAGCTGGATCAGAACGCGCCTTAGCTGGCGGTGTTACGGCTGCTGCACAAGCTATTGAGGCAGGCGCAGGCCAAGCACGAGCAGATATCATTGGCGGTAACCAGATTGCTCGTCAGGACTTAACGCAAGGCGCTCAAGAAGCTGGCGGCTTGATTCAATCAGGCACTGGATTAGGGCTGGAGGCTTTAGGCACAGGTCTTGGTGCGGCAAGACAAGATATTTTGGGCGGCACACAGGCTGGACTTGGAGCCTTATATCAAGGTCTTGGCGGTGCTAGATCTGATCTTCAGGCAGCTCAACAAGCGGCAAATCAACAATACGGACAAGGAATGGGTGATGTCACAGCGGCTCGTGATCTCGCTTCTCAGCAAGTTGGTCAAGCCTTTGGTCAAGCTGGTCAGATGTTTGATCCGTACCGTCAGGCAGGCACTGCGGCGCTTCAGCAGCAGGCAGCTTTATCTGGAGCGTTAGGACAAGATGCTTTTAATCAGGCTTTTCAGAACAGCCCACAGCAGCAGTTCTTGCGTGAGCAAGGCGAAAGATCAGCTTTACGCACAGCATCCGCTAGAGGCGGTGTAGGCGGCGGCAACGTCATGAAAGAGTTATCTAGGTTCAACACTGGTCTTGCTTCTCAAGACTTACAAAACCAGATAGCGAACCTTCAAGCTCTAGGATCTCAAGGTCTTGGAGCTAGTGGTAGCGCGGCTCAGTATGCAGCCCAAGGCGGTGCATCTCAGGCAGACTTACAGACTCAAGCTGCTCAGCAGTTAGCTGCAATACGTGGTCAGATAGGACAATCACAACTTGGTACAGGCCAGCAGTTGGCAGGACTTGGAACACTAGCAGGTCAGCAAGGACTCAGCACACTAACAGGTGCGGGTCAGCAACTAGGAAACCTTGGCGTTACTGGCGGCACTTTGGGAATGCAAGCTCTTACAGGAGCAGGCTCTCAGTTAGCTGACATAGCAAGTGGTAGGTCTTTGGCTCAGTCTCAGTTAGCTTCTCAAGCTGGTAGACAGCTTGGCGATATAAGTCTTACTGGCGGTATGACAGTCGGTGACTACCTGTACGGCACTGGCGGTGCAATGTCTCAAAACAGGATGCAAGCAGGTCGTGATATCGCTGGAAATATTACAAACCAGATAAACGCTCTTGCTCAGTACCAAGGCGATCAAGGTATTGGTATGTCTGATCTGATGGGTCAACAGGCTAATATTTTAGCTGGGATTCAAGGCGGTGCAGGTGCTGGAATGTCTGGCTTGATTGGTGGTACTGCTGGTCAACTTGCAGGAATCGCTACAGGAACTGGCGCAGCTTACAACCCAGCTAGCTTGGGTCAAACAAGTCAGGTTAAAGGCATTATTCCTGCTATGGCTGGAGCTTTTAAATCTGGTGCTGCTGGTGCTGGCGGATAGATTATACAAGGATATTATAAAATGGTTGATGAAGTTGACAAGCCAAAGTTTGAATTGCCTTTTGGTGCAATTAATCGTTCTGCTGCATCTCAGGATAATTTTAGGACGATACCCAGAGAAAAGCCTAGTCTTTTAGACAGAGCTGGAGGTTTTGTTCGTGGATTTAGCGCAGGAGCTATGGGCCAAGGCCCAGACTTTATTGAATCTGTAAGAAACCAGCGACAGCAAAAAGATATTCAACTTTTGCAAGCTACGGTTATGGACGCAAATTCTATTCAAGACGCTATAAGAAAAGAGAATATGCCAAAAGCTGTAGACATCCTTGTTGATCGCATGAACTTGCTAGAAGAAGGTGGCGAAGATTATGAAGACACCAAGATGTTAAGAGATGCTCTTATAGGCGGCAGGCCAGACATAGTGATGAGCGAGATTGACACCTTCCTTAAAGGTTTGCCTGAGCAGACTATTGATCCGAAGTTCGTTACAGGTCAAGGCCAGATGATCAGTAGGCGTATGGGTGGCGCACCAACAGCAACTACCATCTCTGGTTATCAAGGCGAGGCTCAAGATGCAATTAGGCCAATGACTGACGCAGAGATGCTGCAATATCGAATTCCTACGGGATCTTCTGCAACCATTAATACGCGCACAGGAGAGCCTAATATTCTTGCAAGCGCAGAGAGTGCTGCTGATTACCAAACCTTTACTATAGACGGCGTAGAGAAGTATGCAAACGGCCCATTTGCTGGTTTAAGCCTTGATCTAGTTGCTCAGATGCGGCAGCGAGGTGAGATATCCGGTTTGGGCAATGCACTGCCAAGCTCAACTCTTAGCACTGCTCCT